TCTACGTTTTGATTTATAACTGTCATTTTCTAAATCCCATGCATCTTGTAATGCTTTTAATCCATTTGTACAATCTGCTTCTGTAGGCTTTGCTCCCCCATCATAAACCACTAAGTTTGCATATATTTTATTTTTAGAATCAGACCAACCAAACCATTGACCTGTTCTAACTGTTATTAAATAATCTTCAATATGTGTTGGTCTCATTTTATGTATCTCCTAATCTAATAAATGTTGCACCAGTTAATTGAGCTGTAGATGCAGCACCTACTGAATAGCTTGTGTTTTGTCCATCGACATGAAACTTTACTTTATAATTAGTAGTATTTTGACAATCAAAAGTAGCTTGACTTACAACTGTTGTATTAACATTGCCACTTCCTGTATAATTAACCCCATGATAATTTTGTGCTAATAAACTATAATCACTATTATTTGCTGTTCCATAAATTTGTACTCCTGCATATTGAGTATCAGCCGTTACTTTAAGATAACAAATCCAAGTTAAATGATAAATACCCGTAGAAGGAAAAGTAAAAACTCCACTACTCTGAGTCATGCCTGTACCTATTTTATCAAAAAGAGTATCATTTCTTTCCCAATTAGCACTGATTACTGTAGAAGAACTAGGTCCAGAAAAATCAGTTGTTAATCTCCACTGGTCTGCTTCTTTAACTCCTATAGTTGTTTTAGCAGAAGTAATTGCACTGTCTGCTATACCACCTGTTGCTATTTGTGATTTACTCATCTATCCTCCTATGGTTTAGTAGGCCAAGTTGCACCTTCACACTTAGCTACTGTATCTTTTCCTGCAGGTAAGTCTCTTAGATTCTGTCGATATGTTTTCATATCATCACTAAGAGTGCTATCTGATAAAGCTAGATAGTCTGTCTCTGCTAATAATCTGTTTCTCTTTGTTCTGAGGTCAGCCAAGGCTCTAGCAGGAGCTGCGTCAGCCCATGCCTGTTCTTCAGCATCTCTGGCTGTTTCTTCGTCTGCTGTGAACTGTACTTTAGTTCCATTTATATTATGATATCTTGGCATTTATCCTCCTTTATATCAAGTTTTCTAGTTAATTCCATACATTTCTATTGTACCTGAGTCTATTGTTCCAGACTCCATCTTAAATTGTATTGCATTTATGGCACTTGTTGTATTAAAGTACCCTGCTGCATAAGCATCTGATGCTGCGTTATTAATATGTTCTGAGGTCCTAGCAGTAAAATGTTTTACAAAGGTTGTAGAACTTGGGTCAAATATAAATAATTCTCCACAAAGATTACTATCATTATCTGTATATGTAGAATAATTTAATCTTTGAAAATTAGTGCCGTTAGCTTGGTCGTATCCAGTTAAGTAAGATATACCTTGACCACTATTATCTTCTAAATTGTAATCTTGAAAAAAAGTAGATGTTATTTGTGTATTATAATTACTGCCACCATCAGTGCTTCCTTGAAAACCTAATTCCTCATAGGCACTTGGATGCATATTAATAAATCTAAACTTATAAATATTATAAGTGCTATCTATATTAGTAGTAAAACTTAATGTGCTACTACTAGATGCTGTCACTGTAGCTAATTTTTTTTCTGCATACTCTATTGATGATATAGAGTTAGTTCCTGTAAAAGCATAATTAGCAGTTAGGTCCATGGATGCAGGTTGTATCTTACTTAATGCCATATAGTGCTATCCTCCCTGAATCTATGTTGCCACTAGACATTTTAAACTGAATAGCATCTATTGCTGCTGTCACATTAAAATATCCTGCTACATATTTAACTTCTGAATAGTCTGAATGATTATAACCTTGCCCTACCACCATGAAATGTTTTACAAAAGTTGTTGAACTAGGATTAAATAAATATAATTCACCAGAAGCACTTTCATCATTACCATTACCTATATTAGGAGATACTTGTTGAACTCCAGTTCCTTGTGCTATATCTAAAGAAGAACTGTAAGATAATGCAGCTTCGCTTCCTCCTTCATTATGATATGCTTCAAAAACTGAGGTTGTTTTAGTAGCATCATAGCTACTGCCTCCATCTCTACCATTAAAAGTTAAGTAAGTATTATTAGTAGCAGGATGAATATTTATCCATTTAAACAAATATGTTTTATAAGTATTATCTAAAACTACACTACTAGCACCATTAACAAAATCTACTGTACCACTAGAACTTGCATCAATATTCTTAATTAAAAATAATTTTTGTGTAGATGTCACTCCAGTTGTTGTACCTGTAAAAGCATAATTATCTGTTAGGTCAAAAGAGTTTGCTGCTAATTTACTAAGTGCCACTATACTACTCCAAATAAATCTATTGTTCCGCCTTGTATTTCACCACTGTCAAATTTAAATTGAATAGCGTTAATCGCAGATGTTGTGTTAAAATATCCTTCTGAAAAATTATCAACCGCATAATCTCCTGCATCTACTCTACTTCCCCTGTGAACAAAATGTTTTACAAAAGTAGTTGAACTCGGATTATACAATCTTAATATTCCTGATGCTGATTGGTCATTATCACTTCCCATATCGTTGTTAATAGGTAGAAAATCAGTAGACTGTGATTTGTCCATAGAATTGGTATAGGAGACCTGTCCTCCTGCTCCACCCTCTCCATGACTAGCACCAAAGTAAGTAGTCGTTGCAGTAACTCCATAACCAGTTCCACCATTTGTACTAGCTTGAAAAGTAAAATCTGCACCATCTGTTTGGAGGTGTATGTTATTGTATATAAACAAATATTCTTTATATGTAGAATCTATACCACTAGTAAAACTTGCAGTCGCATCAGAACCATCAGAAGTAAATGTGCTGATTAATACTAAGGGTGTATCATCAAATCCTGATACTGTGCCACTAAAGCCATATGTACCTGCAAGATTTAAGCTATTGGCTTTAACCTTGGATAGTGATGTAATAAACCTAGACACCTACTACCCCTTACTATTTGCGTCTTTTACCGATTTAATATGTGTGTACCAAGAACCTGTCTTATCTAATTTACCATCATTAATATCGTGATATAGTTTATCTAATTGTTCTTGCCATGATAAATATTCTGTTTGTCTTTTACTTAAAACACCTGATAAAGTTTCTGCGGTATTACCTGCAGTTTCGTAAGATGCTATTTGTGAATCTGTTGGTTTTGTAAAACTATATGTCCATGTTTTAATATAGTCTCCACTACCATCATTTTGTAAAGATACTTTTTCATTATCCCAAGTTGCAGAATTTGCCTCTATGTATAATTTTGTTTTTGTGTATAAACTTGCCATTACGCTAATTTAAATCCTTGAAAATGTGAATGAGAGCCACCAGATTCTACAGCGTTTGTACCTTGATTTTGTTTTACATACACTTCTACATAATCTCCTACAGCTAAATCCATAACACCTGAAACGCTCATAGCAGAAGCAACATTTGAACCTTGAATAGCATTTCCTCGCCAATATGAAGAACCATTCTTGTACAAATCTATGTTTATTTCAGCTAAAGAATTTTGCATACTTACAGTAGATGCAAAAAAATACTTACCGGCTTTACTAGATGGAACAGTAAATCTGCCTGAAGAAAAAGCAGAATCTGTATCATAATATTCACTATCCCAAACAGCTTTTGTATAAGAATTTTGTGTTAATGATGTTCCTGTGCCTTGTTGATATGCTGAAAATGCAGGTGTGTTAGATGCTTTTATATAAGAGTAATCAACTCTTTTTATTGTACCTGCGTCTGATACTAGAAACTCATCTGTGTCTGCAGGAGCAGCACCTAAAGCTGTTTGTCCTGATATGATATTATTATTGAGATGTTCACTTTCTATAGCTTCATCTGCAATAGAACTTGCTACTACAGAATCACTTGTGGGGCTAATTGTTCCTACAGCTTTTGCTTGATGTACTACATAAATATTATTTGTACCACTAGCAGGTGCTGCACCAAGTGTCAGTGTAGTCCCATTTAAACTATATGCAGAGTTAGGGTCTTGTCTAACATTTTCTACAAAAACTTCTATGTCAAAAACACTAGTAGGTGCAATGTCTAATGTAAAAGCAGTTGTACTACCATCACCACT